ACACGGTCAGCAATTGATTGGATAAATTCAGCTAAATTCATATTTGTTTTTCCGATTTTCTCGGCTTGGTTTTACTCATATCGATGACAGTCTCCTTGATGACTTTCACTTCGGAGTTCACTGGCAGGATGTCGCAGACACCATCGATGCCTTGCTTCATCAGCATAATCCTGACTTCATTTTCGTTGACAGATGGGAACTGAAACCATTCCTTTCCGTCTCTCATTACTTTACAAAATTTCTGATCCATACTTTACAAATATACATCACTTATTAGCAAATTCGTCACGCAATTCTTTAGGCACTACGGCTGCACTGACCGCGTACAATTGGTGATTGCAGTTGTATCCTCCCCGATTGATGCGGAAATTAGCAGCATTCGTGCCGGGTATCATGCCTTGTGGCAGTCCAGTCTTCTCGTAGATTGGCACTCGCTCCCCACAGACATAGCCATTGACGATATCATCGAGCTGGCTGCGGTGGATATATTCCATGCACTTGCTACGCTTGGCTTGTATCAGCGCATCGCAGATAGGTCTGCTGGTGTCCTGCAGGCTTCCATCGTATTTGTACCATACCAAACCAAGATCATCCGTCAGAACTGCGTTGTAGTTGGCTGAGTATTGGTTCAGTGAGTCAGTGACAATCTGCTTGGTGTACCTCACTAATCTGCCATCTCCAGCATCCGTATCGAGCATAAATTCTCTGACCTGCTCAATGAACTCTGCACGGCTTCCGCCAGTTGTCACGTTCTTGACGAGTATGTCTCTCACCGGGTCCACGAAGTTCACCCCTATCGCATCCTGACCAAGCTGGTCGACTACGGCTTCCTTAGCCAGCGACTGAATCTGCTCCATCACGCTCGGCACTTTGAACTTGCCTACCGTTGCCGTGAAGTATTGGTTCTGAAGTTTGGTAAGTTCGTTGTAGTCTTCAAGCAGAAGGTCGAGGTCATCTTGGTATTTCTTATCAAAGATGACTCTATTGAGTTCGTCCTTGATGCGTGATATTGTCCGTATGTTCTTAGCAGTTGGCTTAATCTTACCATCCGCATCTGTGTCAAGGTCTGCGGTGAGGTTCAGCACCACATCATAGGACTGCCGTTGGAGCTGAGGCATACGCTCATTCCATTGAGATACACGCATCTCAATCAGCTCAGTGATTTTCTCTATTATTTGTGCTTGGGTAGCCATTACAATCCAGCATCAGCAGGAATAGGGGCAGGAGCAGGCAATGCCCTACGCTCCTGAGCGTATCGCAGCATGACTGCCATCTGATCAGCGTAGCTGAGATTGGCAAAGTCCTGCACCTCTTCCAAAGCTCTTGTCACGAATTTATTGATGTTAGCGTGTATTATGAGGTCGTTCTGGTCGATAGCGTTATACATCCGTTGCAGACTGATGTTCTCCTCCGGCACTCCTGCGAATGGGTCAAGCTTGAGTTTGAGTACCACTAAGTCCTTCACATCTGAATCGTTGAACTTCTTGCCTGCAAGCTCTATCTGTGCAGCGTTGATGATTGCCGGGTCAACCTTTGCATTCACCATTGATGTCAGCTCGTCTACAAGCACCTTGCCCGATAGCATATCGAACCTCTCAGGCACTGGTATGTATGGCAGCAGCGCACGGATGTCGCTGGTCACTCCTGAGTACCTCCACGCACAGATATCGTAAATAATCTCATCCATAATGCGTACGATGTCCTCAGCAATGCTATGCACGAAGGAATACAACTCCTCACGGTCAACTTGCTTGGCAACACCTGACTGACTCAGCGGAGTCTCAGCAAGGAACTCCATGTTGATAGCACTCAGAGCATCATAGATATGCTGGCGAATGCGCTCCTCTTGAAGCTTGGCGATATCTGTCTGCTTAGTCACATAGCCAATCGGAGGCGTAGGTATCGCAGGATCTCCCGGTCTTGGTGCTGGCAGGACAAGATGCTCAAACGGATTGAGTGGCAACAGTCCCTTGCCTGAGCATGACGGACACTTGATAGGTGCTGAATTCTCCTTTGGAATCTCTCCAAGACCTTTGCATCGTCCACACTGTTGAGGTTGCATGGACCACATAGTAGAGTGGATGTGCTGCACGATTTCAGCCTGCAAGTCACTGTACTCACGGAGAGCCTCGTTCATCTTAGGCACGATACCACTGATGCGTGACTCATACAACGCACGATCCTTGTAGTTCTCGATTATCATGCCATACAGATGGCGCACTGGAATATACCCAAGCGTATTGACCATCTGAAACACCTCACGCACTGCGTAATCCTTCACCTCAAATATCTGAATGATGTCAGGCTGAATCACCCAATACTTGTCCTCATCATGTTCCTTCAACACATAGTACAATCCTTCCTTGTAATCCAGCACATCTTCTGAATTAAAGATCATCGGGTACGGCTCGTAGTATTGATTGTCTTGCTTCTCCCAATTTGTAGGCAGAGTCAGCACCGCAGCATTCGCATCGATGAGATACTGCTTGAAGCACACGCTGAACATCCAATTGGTGATGCTACCATTACGAGGCATCTTATACATCAGATACTTCTCAGGACTCTCGTCTTCAGCAATCACCGCAGGCAGTTCATTCGGGAATGATATCATCCAGTCCTGACTCTTGCGAATCTTCATGAGCGAGTTGTAGACCTTTGTGAACACTGGCTTCGTGATCGGCACGAAGATTTTCTTGCGGTAGTGCTTTATCTCATCACTCTCTGCAGGTCTTCGCTGGTCAATCAGCTCACCGGGATACTCACCATCTGCATGGGTCTCCAGCTCTTCGTACATTTCAACGGCATCATCGTAGTCCTCATGACGAAGACCTTGCATCAAGTACGGTTCGAGAAACGAGGGGGAGATTGCTGGCATTAGATTACAGTTCTTTCGGGTAGTTGATTCATCTTGTGTGTTACCTTGAGGGTCGGCATATTCATCCGATAGGATGCGTTCTTGCAGAATTCTTCATAGATATTCTGCTGCTGCTTGGTCATCATTCTACCACCTACGGAATAGGCATAGTATTGTTTCTTAATCTCTACCGAGCCAAGCACTCGCTTGACTGCTGGTTGCCAATAGGTAGGTTGATATGGCATAGCATGAGGCAGGTGTCTCACTTTGTTCAGGGCAAGATTGAAGAATGGTTCATCAGGTTTGTCTCCTGCGAATGAGCGAGTGGTGAGCTTGCCTTCGTCATAGTATTGCCTTGCTCTTACAAATATACTATCAGATAGGTCGGATTTCTTCCAGCAAATCCACTCGCTGGATAGGTCCACCCACTGCTCAATATCGTCATAGGCTTCCTTGAGTTTGTCAGCATTGACCCACTCTGATATTCCTTTGTCAGGGTCGTTCTTCCCTCTGTTCGCCATCGTCCAATCCACGCCTTGCATCTGCTTCCAGAACTCATTGAACTTAGCCAACGGACTGAATATCATGTCTGCATCAACGAACAATGTCTGCTCGTATGGTGTCAGCTCGTTGAGATAGAACTTGCATACCAGTGGCACGATCTTGCCGTCTCGCATATAGCACTCGGCAGGAGGCTTAATGATCTTATCGAATATCATTCGCTGACCTTCGTGAAGATGGCTGATGCCGACATCATCGGCAATCACGCACACCTGCTGAGTAGGGTCTGCTGACTTGATGCTCAGAGCTAAGTTGTAGGCGTATCTGCCGTACAACGGATGCTTCAGAGCCATTGTAATTATTCCTCTTAGCACGATTTATTGTATAGTGTTGGTTCGTTCACATCAATCAAATTCACTCTGCTCTGTGCAAGATTATACCGTCCATTCTGACCCCACTCAGGCTCGTAATCTTCAGCCTCGCAGAAGTATTGCGCACCATTGATGATTAGCTCATCGCTGAGAATCTGCAAGCGTATGACATCATGTGTCAATTCATCCACGTAGTCGAACCATGCAGTGCGAATCTTACTGCTCTGAGCAAAGCTCCTGCTCCGTCCTCCATTGCTGAACAGATACTCCTCGCTCACTGCCGGGTAGACTGGGTTGAATTGAAGAACTCGCAGGCGTTGTACTAACTTGAAGGTAGTGGCAGTGCTTGGGTCACTGAAGAAGAACCCGAAGGCGAAGCCATCGTTGTTGCCCTCCACCCAAAACGAGCAATCCCATCCGGTTGTCGAGTAGTTGATGAAGTTCGTGCTGACAGTTTGCTCAGATGCGCAGCAGTCCGTGACACGCAGATAGTAGCATCCGTCTTCGATGACCAATGGATACCCATCAGGGTCCGTTAAGTTGTTGAGCTGGAACTTCCACACCAACCGATCTTGATAGTAGGTGATGGGATATGTCAAGTCGCTCGCATCATATGATTGACTGATTGGATTCAAATCGCTATCAAGCACCTCAAATGTATGGTCATAGCACATCTCCTCGATTACTATATCGTAGATGATGCCATCAAAAAGTGAATCACTTGTGAAACTGATTGCGCCAGTCGCT